CCGCCCAGTCGCTCGTGCTATGTTAGAACGCCCGACTACGAGGATGAGTACACCATAGACAAGTCTGAGCTTGTGGACCCAAAGATCATCAATGAAGTCTTACGTCTAGCGAAGATCCGCTTAGAAAGTTAGCCGTTAACTTCAAGCATCATAGCCGAAGATAGCACCCAGTTTGTCACGCAGTTCGGCTTCAATATCCTGCGGAGATCGGTTCTCCACGATCACAGTCGTGGACTCATCGAACAGTCCCGCCGACTTGCCAAGCAGTTCCAACGCACGGACCCGGGTGCTAGCAGGGTTATCATCGCTGACTGCCTCAGCTTTTAGGCGTTCAGTTATCCAACTCTTATGGACTTTGGCCTGAGCTTTTTTGCTCGTCCTACGTCCATCAGTCAGTCGCTCAATCTCAGCTGCAACGTGGGGTTTCTGGGCCAGTCGGTGCCCTTCAATCCGTATTGCGTTGTCGCTCATATTCCTGGAATCGTAGGCAGTTCGATATGCGTCGGCCAAACTCTTACCGTCGCTGACCAGCTGGACAAATACCGATTGTTTCGGCGTTAGGGTTCTACCCTTATGCGTTTTCGTGTTCATTCAACGTGGAGTGTGTGTTATGGCTAGGCACAATATCGTGCCGAAGAAACTCGCCTTGATCTCTCGTAAAGACTACAACCGAGCAAGGTTCGCAGTCAATTCGGATCTCGAACTCTGCCAAGCACAGGCAGATAAGATCGTCAAGAAGTACGCCCGTGTACTGTGGGAACGGTGGGGAGTCAACTGGTCACCGTACTACGATCCCAACGCCGTAGTCAGTCGGAACGCTCGCCGTGAGGGTCAGTTTACTGGCGAGTACACGTTGCAGTCAGCCCGTAGCGTCAAGGGCTACCACTCGATTCGTGACGTAATCACGAACATCAATCGCTGAAGTTTAACCTAAACCAAGAGCTCGTGAGGTAGTCATGTCAAATACTATTAGCTGTACGCTCTGCGGTCTCGCACCATTCTCCCCTTGGCGGGATAGTGAATTCGATACCGAACTAATGCGCTGTGAGTTTGACGCTAAGATTCGGGTACGTGATCACACTGACTCAATCAGTAGCGACATTCACTTGAATGCTGAGCTGTGTAAGGAGTGCCGAGACCAGTACACGCCGGGCGACGTTGTGCTAAAGCTACTTGACATTCGTATTTGGATTGATGGCAAGAGCGTGGGAATCCTACCAGAAGGGGGTGACTATTGATGAGGCCAGGCAGAAAAGTCAGCCGACTCAGGGGGATCTTGGCGGTACTAAGGTATGCCGTACAAAGGCCACGTATTTTAACAGGGCTTGCCGTACTAGATGAGCAAGCCATCCACCAATGCTCCATAGCATTCCACTGGGGCGCAAGGATACCGGGATATCGTCGTGATGAGTAAGCCCGAGAGGTTGTTCATAGGTGGGATCGCGTTCGCCTACCTATGCATAGCAGTGGCCTCAGTAGTTAAGAACGCAATGTGGTACGGGTGGAGGCCGACCCAAGGGACCGCACTCTCAGGCGTGTTGAACGCTTGGGAATACTTCGACCGCACAGCGGAGGTAGCTATGAACTATGAAGACCCAGCACTGATCCTGGCGTTTGCATTCGGGCTAGGCATGATATGCTTAGTCGGGGTAATGGTAGTGGAGTACATTGTTGAACGATTCAATAAGGATATCTAGTATGTCAAACACAACTAGCATCGTACAGATGGAAGCGGATGGCTTCGTTTACGGCTATCTAAAGGAGTGGGCTTATGATCTGGTCTGGTCCAAGCTTGAGGAAGCATATGAAGCAGAGGGAAGAGCGCACAAGCTAAGCGAGTCTGTTATTGAGGCGGGGGAAGGCCCAAGCATGAGAGATATACATCAGTTTGTCACTGTTCAACAAGCGCAGTATGCGTTGCGGAACGAACAGTCTAGGATTTACACACCTATAAGGAGTAAGTCTATTAGCCCTTGACAGTGTGTACCATTAGTGTAGTTTCCTGTAGTATCATTCAACCAAGTGAGGTAAGTATGGCAACTGAGTACGCCAGTTTGCGCGAGAAGATTCGTGCAGAGAAGGCAGAACGTGAGGCCGCATACGCCAACTTCGAGCGTGTCAGCCAGCTGGCCCATGAGAAGGGGCATGAGGCCGCAACCGCCGTTATCCCAACGCCGATGGTGGTGCAGGGATACGAAGACACCCCCGTGATGGACGGGATCTGTGGGTTCGGGTGGATCTGGTTCAAGGGTAACACCCGATGGGGCCGATGGGCCAAGAAGAACCTAGGTGCAACGAAGTCCTACCCGGGTGGCCTACAGATCTGGGTAGGAGACTACAACCAGAGCTACACTCGCAAGGCTGAGTATGCGAGGGCGTATGCTCAGGTGTTACGGGAGGAGTTGGGTATTGACGCTTACGGACAGAGTAGGGTGGACTGATATGGCCTATGACATTGAAGCCCTGAAGCAGAAGTGGGCTAACGACATTGCCAAACGCTTAGTCGGCGCGATTATCACGAACGTGAGATATCTATCCGCTGAGGAGTGTGAGGACAATGACTGGTACTCTGCCCCAGCTGTATTGGAGATGACGGGCAGGAACGGTAGAACGTTCGCGATCTACGCAATGCAGGACGATGAAGGTAATGACGGAGGTGCGCTCGGCACCTCGCTAGAAGAACTTCCAACCATTCCAGTGATATGAGCAGACCAGAAGACAGGTTCCTCGTAAACTTCAAGGTCCCTATCGATTTGGTAGCCTATGTAGCTGCCGACTCGCCTACCAACGCCGTAAAGGTGGCGCAATCCACCTACGACCAAGTGACGGAGTTCATCTTGACGCACCTCCACTTCGAGAACGAAGACGGACACAGCCTAATGGACTCCTTCACCCTAGGTGTCGGAACCTTTAGCGATGCAGTCAAGGCAGGTGCAGTAGAGGTTACCTACATGGACCCAGACGAGGAGGAGGAGGAGGAATGAGCGAGAGTGAGATAGCTCGCCGTAAGGTATTCGCAGTTGAGATACCGACAGAAGTATGGGTTGAGCTGCGTACTGAGATCACTATGCTGATGCTCCCAGGCTGTTTGGAACTTGAGCATATCCGATCTCAAGATGCCGTATGGCTACCTGACGGAACCATGACGGATGATGCTCAGGCCGTATTCAACCGTGCCACCGACAAGGTGGAGGGAGTGATGGAGGAGTGCGGTCTGGTACGCAAGGGAGGTCACGGTGAAGGTATACGATAAAGAAGGTTGCCGACTGACCTCATGCTGTGAGTGCTACTCCACGTACTCCATGGACGACGGCTCACTAACCTGTAAGAAGTGTTATCGAGAAGTGCCCGAGGGTGAGGGCGACGGTATGGAGTACCGCATAATGCAATGGCGGTACATCCGTAATGGGGGAGGGGTGGTGAACGGGGAAGAGTTCAAGGTCATCACAGGAGGATGAGTATGAAGCTACTCAGTCCGGGGGCTAGTAACCCCAAGACGGCTAAGTCCGAACGGCTTGGCTACGAGACGGCTATCCTGCACTTGGCACCACACACGCAGTCAGGTTACAACCTGTGCCCTAGTGCCAGTGAAGGATGCGCCAACGCTTGCTTGTATCATCAAGGGCGGGGCCGTATGGATAGTGTACAGGCCGCTCGAATCCGCAAATCAGTCTGGTACATAGAAGAGCGTGACACGTTCCTAGAGCAGCTGCGGAAAGATATCGTGTCTCTGATGCGACGGGCTGACCGCAAGGGTAGAACGCCGTGCGTCCGGCTCAACGGTACCAGTGATATCCGTTGGGAGCGTCATGGAATCATGGAGGAGTTCCCTGAGCTGCAGTTCTATGACTACACCAAACACGCGAACCGTTGGGAAATACCCGACAACTATCACCTGACCTTCTCTAGGTCAGAGTGCAACGCAAAAGATGCCGTCACCGCCCTAAGTAGAGGGCGTAACGTGGCGGCGGTGTTTGCTACGGAACTCCCTGAGACATGGGAGGGAGTGCCCGTGCATAACGCAGATGAGCATGATCTGCGATTCCTTGACCCCGTTCCGTCTGTGGCAGGACTGCTTGCTAAGGGCACTGCCAAGAAGGACACGAGCGGGTTCGTAATCATTCAATAAGAAGGAGGTTAGTAGTATGGGGTTCGATATCTATGGCGTAGACCCAGTAGTTCGGGGTCCACGACCAGAGCAACCGGACAATCTGTACGATGGACACACTCCGAAAGATATTGAGGTGCGCGATGCGTACTTTGATGCCAAGATGGAGTACGAAGACTCTAACCCAGGTGTGTACTTCCGTAGGTCTGTGTGGGGGTGGAGGCCCCTGTGGGAGTGTGTCAACCAGTTCACCGATGCCTTGACAGATGAGGACTTTGAGCACGGGTGCTTCAACGACGGGCATCTGATCCCTAAAGATGTTGCCGTCCAAGTTGCCGCCGATCTCACTGAGGCATTGGAGACTGGCAAGGTGGCTACCTATCTGAAAGAGAGGACCGAGCGCATTGACAGCATCCCGGATCGAACGTGCGCGAGGTGCAAGGGCAGTGGCAGGGAGCCCGCAAAGCTTGAGGTCTTAGAGGGCCAAGCAATGCAGGGTCTGTTCGGGGTTAGACCGGAGCCGTGCCGAAGCTGTGACGGCTCAGGTAAGCAACAGTCGTGGGAGTCCATGTATGGCATGGAAGAGCAGTGCGTTGAGGAGTTCAGAACATTCTGTGCAGAATCCGGTGGGTTTGAAATCTGCTAACTACAAAGGGAGGGACAAGTGGAAGAGATTAGAATCACGATCACTGTTGAAAACGAGGAGCAAGCACAACAGCTTCTCGCTGTGATTGAAGAGGGAGAGGTTGAAGGGGCTTTGGACTTTGCTTTCGAGGTTCACACCGACAGAGTGGAGTCCAAGTGATGTTCATCGCAATTATGGATACTGGTAACTACCAGTTCGTGACAGTCTCTGAGTCAGAGCTCACGGCTAAGGACAACATACGGAAAGCATGGCGCAAGCACATGAAAAAGATCCGTGAACGCTTTCCTGGCTTAGACATGACTCCGGTCTCTGAGATAGAGGAGTACTACGGTATCAATGTCACTGAGATCAATATGGACGGAGTCGTTCGGGATGAAACAACGCTGATTCATTAGGAGGAAGGAGTAGCTATGAGTAAGGTTGGAATCAGTTGCCTAACTGGGGGCGAACTAACGGAGTACCACGACGACGGGCAACACCCTGAGCCGTGGATGCCTACAGCTAGACGCGCAGAGATTGCGGAACACCTAGCCGAATGCGACCAATGCACGGCTGACTTGGCGGAGATAGCGGAGGTTGCCGAGTTCGTGCGCCGGGCTTTGACCTTGAGGTACAAGCTGTTCTCTAGGATACGGTAATGATTACTTGCGATCTATGCGGGGTAAAGGTAGACGAGCGAGGCCCCATCGATATTCACTCGCTCGGGCACTGGGATGGAGTCACCCACAACTTTACAGACGTTGCTGTCTGTCATAGTTGCGATGCATCCTACACTCCCCAAGAGATGGAAGGGGAGATGAACAGTGCAGCTGAGAGGAAGTCTGGTTTGGTTTACCACTAACTAAAGGGAGGGGAGCATGAAGGAGAGTTCCGATTATCGGCATGGGGAAAATGGCGCATGGGTTTTCAATCAGAACTGCACTCGCTCTGGTCATGTAGTGAATTTCGAAAAGGTGTCAGAAAAGGAACGTGTCCTGAAATCGAGCGATTGGAC